ACCATCAACTCAATGGAAAATTATTTAAAATATTCATCTGAATTAGAAAGTCATAATAAATTTAATCAAAGTGTTAGAGAGAATATGGATATTCTTAAAAGTATTCAACATAAAATTCAAACTATAACAGACTATAATATGTTCAACTTTGGTAAAATTAAAGAAATTGGTTATGTATTCAAATGCTTTTATGAACTTCATACTGATAAAATATATGATGATACTATCATGTTTTCTTTAGGTTTCAATGGCTATATGGATTGTTTAAAAGGGTTACAGAATAACATTCTAGAGAGAAAAATTAATTACGCTACATTTATAGACGAATCAAAGAAGACAGTATTTGAAAATAGTTATTATGCTTCTTTGAAAAACTTAAATCCAGTAAAGAACACTGTAAAACTTAAGAAAAATATAATAATTACAGGTCCAAATGCATCAGGTAAAACAACCATTTTGAAGTCAACTATGATTAATATTTTGATGACTCAACAGTTTGGTTGTGGTTTCTATGATTCAGCAAAAGTCAAACCATTTAAGCATCTACATTGTTATTTAAATATTCCTGATACATCTGGACGCGATAGTTTATTCCAAGCTGAGGCTCGGAGATGCAAAGAAATTTTAGATACGATAGATGCTAATAAAAAGGTTGAACATTTCTGCGCATTTGACGAGTTATATTCAGGCACCAATCCGGAAGAAGCAGAACAAAGTGCGACAGCATTTATGAAGTACATAACTAAACATAAAAATGTATCATGTATTTTAACTACCCATTTTATGAAAGTTTGTAAGCGATTAGAAAAATCAAAAACCATAACAAATTATAAAATGATAACTGAGAGAGAAGGTGATAAATTAATGTACAAATATTTATTAGCCGAAGGAATTTCAGATATTAAGGGTGGAATTATGGTATTGAAACAGATGAATTATCCAAAAGAAATAATTGATGAAACCAATATTTAATATTATACTTATAAACTAATTCGTTAGTTAATGAATTAATTTATATATTCTTTTTGTAATAAAATGGCATCCTTGGCAGATTTATTTAATCCATCATTTTTTATTATTTTAGGAATAGTTGCACTTCTTATTGCTCTTATGGTTGTTTACTTTGAGTCCAAAATGAGAGAACAAAATCACAAAATTGCATCTATGTTAAGTCTCGTTTCAACACTAGCCGAAGATATGAATGGCGTAAAAATGGGGTTGAATCATTTAGCAATTACAAGCTTAAATGGAGGAAATCAAATGGGAATTCCTCAAAATACACCATTTCCACCCCAAAATTTAGGAACACAAATGGCCCAACAAAGCCAATTGAATCTTATTGAAGTTTCCGACGACGAATCAGAAGAAGAGGAAGATGAGGAAATTATTGATGATTCTGAGTTAGAAGAGGTTGAAGAAGACGATGAAGAAACTACTTCAGAAAGCGACGATGACGAAGACGAAGATGATAATGGTAAAAACATTAAGGTTATTAAGTTAAACATATCAGAAAATGCAGAAGATGAAGGAATTTCATATGAAGATACAAATAATTTAGACTTTGAACCAGATGACGATTTAGCAGTTTTAGATGATATGGATGAAATTCCACAAATAAGTGAAGATTATGCTGAAGAGTTACTAAGTCTTAAGTATGATGAAGAAAAAGAGCAACCTTTAGTCGAAGATAATCTTCAGTTAGAAGAAACAGTAGTTCCATCAGCTTCAGATTTAAAAACTATCTCAATTAATTTAGGAGATGAATCACACAGCGAACACATTGAATATAAGAAACTTCAACTACCGAAACTTAGAAGCATTGCAGTTGAAAAAGGTTTAACAAGTTCTTCAGAGGCTCAGAAATTAAAGAAACCTGAATTACTCAAATTATTAGGAGCTGAATAAATTTTATTATAATTATAAATTATATATGTCGTGGTCAACCTGCTATAGTGGTTCTAATAATATAGATTTTAATTTCCCTCCAATTATGGCTGATGGTAGAAATTATGCAACATGGCAACCAGATGCTGTAGTTAATGAGAGAATTCAAAGAAAAGAAGGTATTAAAAGTAATTGGCAATATCGTCAGTTCCTCCAAAGAAATGGTTTACAAGTTATGAATTATAATACTCAAGAAGCCTGTTATACTCTTGGCTTAGACCCTCATTACAATACAGATGCAACTCCTTCAAGCAATGTTCCTTATACATTTAAGAGTACATTTGATACTAGTAGACCAGGTTTCGGCTACTGCAATTCTGATCTTAAAAATCCTTATCTAACCAGTCAACAATTAAATGCAAGATTAGTTGCTCCATCAATTAATCCAGCAAATATTCCTGGTGTTAAAATGAACTAACTTATAAATTATAATATTATAATAATTTATAATGGCTAAAACGCGTAAATTAATTAATAAACAAAATAAAACAAAAAAATCATATTCTTGGAATGAACTTCAAAAAAGTGATTGTAGATATTTAACAAACAAACGTATTAAAAAACATACTACAAAACTTAAAAAAATTGCTTTAGAAGAGGCTATTATGTGGCCAACACAAGATGATGATGTCGAAGAGAAAACTCCGTTAGAATATATTATAGTATCAGGTAAGGGAAATGATAAATATAATCGTTTACTGGATATAAATGGTGCTAGATTAGATGAAATGAAAAAAAATAATATAATATGTCAAGTTTTATCACCAACCGCTTCTGGATTACAAGGTTTAAAATGGGTATCAGATAAGTTTCCAATTCAAAAGGCAAAGGAAGTAAATGATTACATGTATAATAAAATAAAAAAAAATCCAAGTTATTTTAAAGGATTTGCAAATCTGCCTATGATGTATCCAAAAGAAGCAGCAAAAGAGTTAGAAAGAAGTGTTAAAGATCTTAAAATGGTTGGTGCTATGGTAAATGGAAATACAGTAATATATAAAGATGGTAAACAAGAGATTTTATTTTATGATAAACCTGAATATGATATTTTATGGAAAAAGTTTGTAGAATTAGATGTTCCTCTATATATACATCCAACTGTTTATTCAAGTCCAGCAGGTATGGCAAAAGACCCATTTGTTATAAAATTATATAAAGAATACCCACAACTACCAGCATCTGCTTGGGGATTTTCTATATTTCTTGCAGAACATATTTTAAGATTAGTATTATCAGGAGTATTTGATAGATTTCCAAAGCTTAAATTAATAATTGGTCATATGGGTGAAGTATTGCCTTGGTGGGCAGAAAGATTTGACCATAGATTATGTGTATATAAACAAGAATTAAAACAAATATCAAAATCAGATTTCAAGAAACATAAACTTCCTTTATTTTCTATACCAAAATTAACATTGAATGAATATTTAAGAAGAAATATTTATATTACAACAAGTGGATGGTTTTCTGATGATGCATTAAAGTATATAATAAATAAAGTAGGTATTGATAGAATTATGTTTTCGATAGATTATCCTTATGAGAAACAACATATTGCTTGTGAATGGATTGATAACATAGATTTACCATTAAAAGATAAAGAAAAAATAGCATATAAAAATGCAAAAAGAATATTAAAAATATAATATTTAAAACATAATAAATAAGTTTTAATAGAATTATATATTATGAAAATTCTCTCCATCGATGTTGGAATAAAAAACTTAGCATTTTGTCTTTTTGATAAATCCCCAACAGCTGAGCATTTTAAAGTGTCAAAATGGGATGTTGTAAATTTGTCAGAAGAAGAATGTTTAAAATGTGGTTTTGTAGAACCGAAGGTAGCTTTGCTTGAAAAAAATATTATATGCAATAAACCAGCCAAATTTAAAAAAGACGGTCAATGCTTTTGCGTAAAACATTCTAAAAAGCAACAATATCACATACCAACATCTGAACAAAAACCATCATTTATAAATAAACAAAAGATTGCAAAGCTATATGAAATAGCAGATTCATATAATATAAAATATGATCCAAAAATAAAAAAAAATGATTTAGCAATTTTAATTAATGAACACATTTATAAAGCTTATTTTGAGACAATTGAGAGCAAAAAGGCTAACGAAGTAGACTTATTTAATATTGGTGTAAATATAAAGAATAAATTCAATGACCTATTTAAAGACGAAGGTAAGATAGATTATGTAATTATAGAAAATCAAATAGGACCATTAGCAATCAGAATGAAAACAATTCAAGGTATGATTGTGCAATATTTTATAATGTCAAATCTAAATGTCGAACATATAGAATTTATATCAGCATCAAATAAGCTAAAAGATTGTGATGTAAAAGATAAAGAGAAATATAGTGATAGAAAGAAGTTAGGTATAGCAAAATGTTTAGGAGTTTTAACGATAGATTTTAGATTTAATGAACATATGACATACTTTAACAGTCATAAAAAGAAGGATGATTTATCAGATTCGTTTTTACAAGGTCTATGGTTTATAAATAATAAAAAGCTATAATTTAGATTTATTTTCTTAAAATATATTTTGTAATTCGTAATACTTAAAATTAAATGTTCTATTTAATCAATAAATATGTCAGATATAATGGAAATTACTGAGCTTGATTTCAACGATGATTTTGGAGGCGGTCGTTCTTCTAATTTTGGCGGAGGTTTAGAGCTTTTAATGAATGATAAAGTTAGAGAAAGTTCAAGACCAACAAGTGATATTGATTTAGACGATTTAAATAGATTGGAAAACGAGTTGAATGATTTGGCTGATATGCCTACATCAAGTTTTGCACCTAAATCAGATTTGTTTGATAGACCTAGTGTATCATTTAGTGATGAACCAGCATTTAAATTAAATGGTTTCGGTTCAGATAATGGTTTAGGTAAAGCCACTTCTGACACTGAAAATGATAATAAAACTTGGGATGGTTATGGAAAATTTAATAATATACCTTTAAACCCAGATAAGCCAGTTCCTTTAGAGCCAAAGTTGTCACGCGAAGAAATTATGCGTGAAAAGTTTAAGTATTTAAGAAAATTAGAGGCTTTAGAAAAGAAAGGTATAGAGCTATCAAAGAAGTATTCGATGGAGTCAAATTTGCAAGAAATGATTGGCGAATATGAGACTATTATGGATGAAAAATCGAAGCAGAACTCGATTAAGTTTCAAGGCAATATGCTTATGGCTGTTATTAATGGAATTGAATTTTTAAACGGTAAATTTGATCCATTTGATATTAAATTGGATGGTTGGTCTGACCAAGTCCAAGAAAACATTACGGATTATGATGATATTTTTGCTGAACTCCATGAAAAATACAAGAGCAAGGCATCTATGGCACCAGAATTGAAGCTTCTGTTTCAGCTTGGAGGTAGTGCTATGATGGTCCACATGACTAATACTATGTTTAAGAGCGCAATGCCAGGTATGGATGACATCTTGCGTCAAAATCCTGATTTAATGCGTTCATTCCAAAATGCTGCGGTCAATTCTATGGCACAAACCAATCCTGGATTTTCTGGATTTATGACTAATTTAATGAACCCTGAACAACCGAGAGGAATGGGACCTCCACCGCCATTAGCTACTCAAGGACCTAATGCTGTACCACCACCGATTAATAGACCAGGAAATAATAACTATGCAAGACCTGATCTAAACATGAGCAGAAGTAATTTTGAAGATGGAATTAGTCTTAGAGAGAATATGGAGAGACCTGATATACAAGAACGAACTAGTAGTAGAAGACAATCAGCTCCTCGACCTGAAATGAAGGGACCAAGTGATATTACTGATATTCTCTCTGGATTAAAGACAAAAACCATTAATATTCAACAGCCAACTACGCCAACTAATCAAAACGACAGTAGCACAATCAGTTTTAATGATTTAAAGGACCTTCAATCAGATGGAAATATGCCAAAAAGAAGTGGAAGAAGAAAGAAGTCAGCTAGCAACACAGTTAGTTTAGATATTTAATTATAAATTAGAGTAATAACCCGGGTAATATCCTGGATAATTTCTTTCATAAGCTCCATCAAAATAGCTAACAGTTTGACTATTATACGGCATTTTAATAGTTCCTACTTCATAAATACTATGCATACCAAAATTATCATTATTTATAAATATTAAACCTTGTCTTGGCATTGGACTTTCACCAACATACACTCTTGCATTTCTATAACCCTCTACATAATTAACATTTTGATAACTATATAAAAAATAAATTGCTACTAATGCTAAAATTATATACAAATATAAATTTTTAATCATATATATTAAATATTTATATTATTTTTAATTATTTGTCTTTTGGCCATATCTATTATAACCGCGACCAAATGAATTTTCACCTAACCAATACATATTTCTTAGCTTCCAATTTAAAATATATTTGTCAAATATTTCAGGAACCCATTTACACATAGGAATCATTGTATGTCTTATTTCTAATTTTTGTTCAGTTTCTCTATGATTATTCCATCCGTAATCAGCACTAGCAAATGAATTGTATCTATAACAATTAAATCCTTTTATAGGTTTGTATGTAGTAGGCTTCTTAAAATCTGTATCCTCATAACATAAATAAACTCTATCATACCATTCGTTATCTTCTGGCTTTCTGCTATTTGCTATATAATCTGTTAAAAGTATTGCTTCGGTTAGATTCGACATTATTAAATATACTTTTACTTATTTCAATATATTTAAATCAATTTTAATATTTATAAACCATTTTTGCTTCACTTTTAAAAGATGGATTTACATAGAATGATGTATTATTTGCGACCAATTACTATTTGCATCGAATATATATTGAGAAAACGATTTAGCCTCTAAATATCTATCAAACCCATCCTTCTCAAATGTAACAAATTTTATATTTATTTTTATATAAAAACCTATTATATATTCAATAAAATATCCTGGTTTATTTGACTCTTTTCTATTCACTAGTCTAAGCAAAATTCTATAAGACCCTATTTTCATAGGTGCAGGAATACTCATTACTACTTTATAGCGTTCATCCTTCTTAT